ATTGCGAGTCATGCCTTCCCATACATTGTTATAAGCAGCCATATCTCTAGATTGCAGAGATAAACGCTCCAAATTCAATGTTTCAGGGAACCAAGGATTGTCATTCCAATTTACTTTTACTACCACCGAGCTTTCAGGAGGATTTTCCACAAAGCGCTTCCAAGTGTCATCAGTAGGCAATTCAGGGTTAAAACTGACCCAAATCTCTGAATCTTGTTTACGAATAGTAGGAATTAGGACATTCCAACTATTAGCTGATACCGATTGAGCCTCCTCCACCCAACAAATATCAATACCTTCGATAGACTTCACATTATTTGTATTGTTTTTAATGCCTACAAAGATAAATTCCGTTCCATTTATGCCTCGAATGGATGTTTGAGTGATCTCATAAAAAGATTCCATACCCAATTCATAAATCTGATCCGATAGGAGTTTATGAACAGAATCCTTGATTGAGGTTTGAAATTCCCTGGCGCAAAGGATACGCAAAGGGCTTTTTGTGCCTTTGGCTAATAATGCTCTGGCAAAGCACCATGATTTAGCGCCCCCTCGACCACCATAGAATATGCGATAACGGCTCTTTTCAGGCTTAAAAAGGGCTTCAAATTTTTTAGGAAAGCGGATTCTTGATACCGCATCCTTAATTATCTGATTTGTTTCCACTAGGCTCTACAAAGGTTATTTCTACACCCTTGAGCAAAGGAGCGCCTTCAGCTCCAGTTAGCTCTTGCTTAATACGCTCTGAATACTTTTTAGGAAAGCGAGCAGCCATTGATCTAGACCATAAACCAACATTAAGTCTTTCCCCATCCTTATGCTCTACAAGGTATGCCTGAGCATGTTCTTCCCACCAAATCATCTCTCGGATCTTGGCTTCCTCCAAGGCATGACAAAATTCTTCATGCTCATCTCTCCAACGGCACAAAGTCCTATAGGTAATGCCTAATGCGCCTGATATCTGCTCTAGGGATTTACCCTTAGATCCAAGCTCAATAGCCTTCTCACAAAATGAAGGATCATATGCAGTAGGTCTGCCTACAGGATTTGCTATTTCACTCATTTGCCATTGAATCCGAGTTAGCTTCTGCCTCATCTACATCGGCTTGCACTTCAGGGCTGTTTTCTGCATTTAGCACTTGGTCTTGAAGTTCTAGTGGAACCCCTGGTTGATTTACCAATGCTTCTACATCCGCCTTTAACTCATTTAAGTTTTGCGGAATAGGATAAGGCATATATACATTTGGAGCAGTCATTATTAGCTTTCTGCTGTCTTTTCTATATTTTGCTCTGAATTTTCAGAATTTGCCAATTCTTGAGCTTTTGCATCAGCCTCAGCTTGCACAATTGCATGAGCTTGTGGGATAGCTTGAACTTTAATCAATGGGGCTACCAGCTTATATTCTCCAGCCGACAATGCTGCCAACATAAACTCTACATCTTGAATTGATAAATCTTTAAGGGTAATGCTCATTTTTTGCCTTTCAATGGTTTTTTGGTTGCTTCACGCTTAACTGAATATGCAATAGCTACTGCTTGGGCTGGCTTTTTTTCAGCTTTTAGCTCTGCTTTTACATTTGATTTAAATGCTTCTTTGCTAGTTGATTTTTTGAGTGGCATTATTTACATCCCCAATTCTTGAGTGATGCTTTGGCTCTTTCAGCAGGGCCTTTGGCATTTTTCACAACTCCCTCCATCCTTGCACAAAAAGAGGCTTTTCTTGCCTTATCTTTCTCTGTTTTAGGATTTGGAGCAGGAGGCTTCAGATTGGCATTGTTTTTTTTATTGTATTCAGCTCTACCCTTGGCAGTCATTCCAGCGCCTTTTTCTGTAGGGTTGTAAGTCTTGTCTTTCCCTGTAGTTTTATGAGGGATAGGTTTGTCATGTTTTTTAGTAGCCATGATTACTTCTTCTTTGCTGTCTTTGCTGCTGCTTTGAAAGCTGCTGCTGTTGGAGCGCCTTTAGTACCAGGCTTACGCATGGTTTCTACCTTTTTAGAGCCTGAAGCCTTTTGCTTCTCAATTCGCTCTTGTTTTGCATGGATATTGGCATATAAGCCAGGTTTAGTAGCCACTTTTTTCTCCTTAGTTTTAGGAAGTTCGCCAGTTGTTACAACAGTTGCTTGCTTATACATTCTAGGGCGCTTTGCAGGAATCTTGTCAATTCCTTTTACAGTATCGCTTTCAGGTTGATAAAACACAAAATCATGCTTTGGCATAGCAAAATAGGTTTCTTCTTTAACCTTTTTTACTCGCTTTTTAGGTGTTGGCTTTTTAACAAATAGCGATTTAATCCAATTAAACATGGGGATTCTCCTGAGCAAAGCAAACATCCTGCCAACTCATAACCAAATAACGCTCTCCATCCTCAAAATATTCAAAATACTTGAGGTATTCATCAGATCCCATAGTGCCAAAGCGTACATAATCACCAACAGCTACAGGCATTTCTTGTCTGCGACCATTGATTACTTTGCCAGGGCCTACGGCTACAACAGTTCCCATATTGTCTTTTTCTTTGTTTTCGACAATCAAAACAGTTGATAGAACCCTTGTATCAGGCTTGACTACTATCTTGTCTTGTAATGGTTTGAGCTTCATTCGACCACCTTTTTAGGTCTGCCTTTAGGCTTTGGCTCTACTTTTCCAGCTTCTTCAATCACTTTTCTGCGCTTTTCCTTGGCATCTTCAGCGATCTGAACAGTAATCTCTAGATCCTGAACTAATGCCTCAAATACTGGATTTGGAGGCACAATGACAAATTCCCCACACCATTCCGAACTATGTCGGTTTTGGTAAGTGGGGTATCTTCTGCAAAGACCTATAAAGTCATTTTCTTGTGAGAGAAAATATATACAGGAACTGCAACCATCTTTAGAATTTACAACAGCCATACAACTCCTCAGGTTAGTTGTTTTGGTTAGAGAACTCCTAATGACCTTCACGCATTAGGAGTTTTCGCTTTATTTAGCAACAGCCACGCTTATGCTCATAGCAAATACCAGCAGTTTTGCCAGTATTAAATAATTTGTCTTTGCCTGTAGCATCTTGCATACCCATAGCTACACCGCCAACTTTTTTCTCCATGCGCTCACCAGTTTTATCTGAAGAAGTTGCGCCAGCAGGAGCTTTAGCACCAGTTGTAGAAGGTACACCCTTCATAGAATCCATTTTGCCCATGTTTTTTCTCCTAAAGAATGGGGTTTGAGCCTACATTTTGCCTTATTGATTAGCATTGTCAAGCAGTTTAACCAACCGAATGGCGCCATCAACATCATTAATTCTAACAACAGTTGAGCCCCTCCAGTTGAGCATGAACAACTCTTGAGCTGGAGTGTATGAAGCCTTTTCACTTGACTTGATTTCTACCAATACAGTTTTATGATTTTTGCCAATCAAAAGATCAGGAAACCCACCAGCTACTCGGCTACAGTCAAATACAGAACAACCTAGTTGTTTAAAAACTTTGACTATCTCGGATTGGTTTACATCAACTCGCCTGGCATATTTACTCACCTAGTAATTCCTCGGTCTTTTCAATCAATTCTTCAGGACTAATGCCCCAATATTTAGTGAAGCCCTTAGCTCCTAAAGAATGGTAACTGTTATCCCCAAGCCGATGATGATAAGCACAAAGCCCAATCACAGGCGCTTGGCTGCGCTTGCCACCATAGCGCCTTACATGGTGCATTTCTACAGGGGTATCGGTTGTATTGATTCCATGCTGTTTACATAATATGCAACCAATTCGAGCTAATTTTTGATACAGCTCTTTCTCAGCCTTAGTAGTCATGGGCTATATCTTCTAGCTTTAAAGATGCTTCGACAATTTGATTAGCAATTTGAGCAGCCTGATCTTTATCTTGCGAAATCATCGCTTTGTAATACTGATCTAGCAGGGTTTTTAGGGTCAAGTACGGCATACTGAAGTCTTTCATGCTGCATCCTTAAGTTAAGATTTCTATAGATAACCCCATCATGCCATTGCTGGTCTTGAGCCTGACTATACAACTCGATGATTTTATTTGGTTTTACCCAAATTGGGGACTGTTTTTCTTTAAAGCAAAAAGCATAAATTAATGGCGCTTCCTCGGAACTAAAGGCTTGCACCATGCTTGGCAACAACTCAAACTCTTTCTTTTTAAAGTTGTCTGTGCCTTTAACTGCCACTACAAAAGTTTTGCCTTTAGAGTTGATTACATAATCAGGAAGGTTTCTAAGAATCGGATTTATTCTCCAAAAATTAGCAACATTGTCCTCATGCTCATCAAAACCAAGTCTTTTAAATTCACAGCCATTAGCAATGCAATGCTTTTCAAATAGGTATTCGCCATCATTTTTGATGGTTTTAACCCTTTGAGCATAGGATTGACCGCTATTTCCGATCACAGCAAATCCTCCAGCTTAATGCCTTTTCTTTCAAGTTCTTTTGCCATCTTTTTCAAAGCTCGCTCAATAATTTCAGTTATGGCTTGATGGCTTATCCCCTCAGATTCAGCTATTTCTCGCAAAGTTTTAGGCTCATTCATTTCTCTTGTGCCTTTCTTAGTATTGCTCTGCCAGCTTCAATTAAACATTGGTCATCTGCTGAATAAACATCAAATTGCACCATTGTTTTAATTATTTCCTCATCTGTTAGTGTCTTTGCTGGTTCATTAACAATCATCAAAGCTACATCAAGGTTTTTTTGCAAAGAAGCTATTTCAGCCTGTTGTTTTTCAATAATGGTTACTAA